ATTATGTTATCGCATCCGACACTGACAGCATCTATCTTAACCTTGGACCTCTTGTTAGTAAATTTTTTGCTAATAAGTCTGGCGACAAAACAGCAATTGTGGGGATACTTGACAAGATCTGCCAAGAAAAACTGGAACCTTTTATCGAACGTTCATACCAGAAACTTGCAGATTACGTATCGGCGTATGATCAAAAGATGCAAATGAAACGTGAGAACATTGCTGAACGTGGTATCTGGACTGCAAAGAAGCGTTATATTCTCAACGTATGGAATAGCGAGGGTGTTCAATACACCGAACCAAAACTCAAGATGATGGGTATTGAGGCAGTCAAATCATCGACACCGGCTCCTTGTCGTAAGATGATTAAAGATGGTCTTAAATTAATGATGAGTGGAAATGAAGATGATGTGATTGATTTTATTGATAAATGTCGATCTGAGTTTAAAAAATTGCCACCAGAACAAATTGCTTTTCCACGATCTGCTTCTGATGTGAAAAAGTATCATTCTCACGCTGACATTTATTCAAAAGGAACTCCTATTCATATTCGTGGAGCACTTCTTTTTAATCACTATATTAAGGAGAAAAAACTAACGAATAAATATTCACTTATTACCAATGGTGAAAAAATTAAGTTCTTATATCTGAAAAAACCAAATATTATTCAGGAGAATATTATTTCTTTCATTCAAGACTTTCCTACAGAACTTGGTCTTGACAGATATATTGATTATGATTTACAATTTGAGAAAAGTTTTGTTGAACCACTTAAATCAATTCTTGATGCTATTGGATGGTCTGTGGAAAAAAGTATTAGTCTGGAGGATTTTTTCTCATAATGGATTTTTTAAAAGATATTGTAAAAGAGATTGGCGGTGAATACACACAACTTGCTTCTGAAATTAATGAAACTGAAACTTATGTTGATACGGGTTCGTATGTTTTTAATGCATTGGTTTCAGGTTCTATATTTGGGGGTGTCTCTAGCAATAAGATTACTGCTATTGCTGGAGAGTCTTCTACTGGAAAGACTTTCTTCAGTCTCGCCGTTGTTAAGAATTTTCTTGATTCTAACCCCGATGGTTATTGTCTCTACTTTGATACTGAGGCTGCCATTACTAAGTCACTCTTGGACTCAAGAGGCATTGACACATCACGGTTTGTCGTGGTTAATGTTGTCACAGTAGAAGAGTTTCGCAGTAAGGCACTTAAGGCAGTAGACATATACCTAAAAAAACCTGTAGAGGAGCGCAAACCTTGTATGTTTGTGTTAGACTCATTGGGAATGCTCTCAACTGAAAAGGAAATCACTGATGCCCTGAACGATAAGCAGGTTCGTGACATGACGAAATCTCAACTTATCAAAGGTGCCTTCAGGATGTTGACATTGAAGTTGGGACAGGCTAATATTCCTATGATTGTGACAAACCACACATATGATGTCATCGGTTCTTATGTTCCTACTAAAGAGATGGGCGGTGGTTCTGGTCTTAAATATGCTGCCAGCACCATCATATATCTCAGCAAGAAAAAAGAAAAAGATGGAACAGAAATTGTCGGAAACATTATCAAGGCAAAGACTGCTAAGTCGCGTTTGAGTAAGGAGAATAAAGATGTTGAGATACGCCTCTATTATGATGAGCGTGGGCTTGATCGATATTATGGTCTTCTGGAGTTGGGTGAACTCGGAGGGCTTTGGAAGAATGTTGCTGGGCGTTATGAAATGAATGGTAAGAAAGTTTATGCAAAACAGATTCTAAAAGAACCTAAGGAATATTTTACTGAGGAAGTAATGCAGAAACTTAATGAAATTGCACAGGAGGAATTTAGTTATGGCAAATCTTAATAATTTTATACATGTATATGAATATGCATTGAATCAACAACAATGTGAATCTTTAATTGATATATTTGAAAATAATCAAAAATATCAAGAAAGAGTGCAAAAGAATTATAATAGACCAAATTTTACTCAAGTTAATTTAACAAGTAATTTGGAATCTTTGGGAGATGATGTAAAATCTTTGCATGATTCAATTGTTAAAACTGTAATAGAATATCGTGACATATATTATCGGACTATTTTATCAAATTCATTAGATTCTAATAATCCAATGAATAACGTTTTTCCACGTGAGCATTCTCTTGAGCAATTTAGAATCAAGAAATATAATAATGATGGAAAAGACTTATTCGATACCCATGTAGATATTATGGATCATGAATCTGCTAAGAGGTATGTTTCTTTTATGTTTTATCTTAATGATGTAGAATCTGGAGGTAAAACAGTTTTTGGAGATTTTGAATATCAACCAAAACAAGGAAATCTTTTAGTTTTTCCACCTCTTTGGATGTTCCCTCATCGTGGAGAACCTCCGATTAGCAATTCAAAGTATATTATGAGCACCTATCTTCACTATAAGTAATGGAACGTCTGGAGTTAACTATTTTAAGAAATCTTGTTTTTAATGAAAATTATGCGCGAAAAGTAATTCCATTTATTCAACCAGATTATTTTGAGCAAAGATCTGAAAAGGTAATTTTTCAAGAAATTGTTCATTTTATTGTTAAATATAATTCTTCAATAACAAAAGAGGCATTAACAATTGAACTTGAAAATCGTATAGATTTTACGGAAACAGAAGTAAAAGAAGTTCGTGACATTGTAGATTCTCTTCATGATGCGCCAGTAGATTATCAGTGGTTGCTGGATACAACAGAGAAATGGTGTCGTGACCGAGCCATTTATCTTGCTCTCATGGAAGCCATTGGTATTGCTGATGGTAATGATGAGAACAAGAACCGTGATGCAATTCCAAGTATTTTGTCAGACGCTCTAGCAGTGTCTTTTGATAATAATATCGGTCATGACTACTTAGAAAACTATCAGGAAAGGTATGATTACTATCATCGGAAGGAAGAAAAAATTGAGTTCGATCTCGAATATTTCAACAAAATTACCAAAGGCGGTTTACCTCCTAAGACTCTTAACATCGCGCTCGCTGGTACAGGCGTCGGCAAGTCTCTATTCATGTGCCATGTTGCTAGCTCCGTGTTGCTCCAAGGACGGAACGTTCTCTATATTACAATGGAGATGGCAGAAGAAAAAATTGCTGAACGAATTGACGCAAACTTATTAAATGTTCCTATTCAAAATCTGACTGATTTGCCAAAGTCAACATTTGAAAACAAGGTAACTAGTCTTTCAAAGAAGACTCAAGGAACACTTATAATTAAAGAGTATCCGACAGCATCGGCACATAGTGGACATTTTAAAGCACTGCTTAATGAACTTGCACTTAAGAAGTCATTTAAGCCTGATATTATTTTCATTGATTACCTTAATATATGTGCTTCCTCCCGCTATAAGTCAGGCGTTTCTATCAATTCATATAGCTATATCAAGGCTATTGCTGAAGAACTTAGAGGATTGGCTGTCGAGAAAGAAGTCCCTATCGTATCTGCCACCCAGACCACTCGTTCTGGTTATTCTAGCAGCGATGTTGATATCACTGACACTAGTGAATCCTTTGGGCTCCCTGCTACTGCTGATCTTATGTTTGCCCTTATTTCAACTGATGAGCTTGAACAACTTGGACAAATTATGGTGAAGCAGTTGAAGAATCGATACAATGACCCGACAATGAACAAGCGATTTATTGTTGGTGTTGATCGTGCCAAGATGAGACTTTATGATTGTGAGCAAAGAGCGCAGAACGACATACTTGACTCTGGTCAGGAAGAGGAGTATAATTACGAGGAGAAACCTAAGAAATCATTTGAAGGATTCAAGTTTTGATTTACTATACAGTTTATGACAAAAAAGGCAACAAATTTGCCGATTGTGGTGGAGAAAATGATGCCAAATGGTTGGCAGAGTTGCGTAAGGGCACTTATAAGACCAACCGACTTGAATGGAATCGAACTATTGATGTAGAAACTTCTAAACTTGAATTGCCTACCAAAGATATTATTGTAAATATGGATGGTGGTGTCGGTGGTTCATGGAATGTCGAAAGTCCACAACTAAATGAAAACAAACAACAACCTTTTGAAGTATAAAAATGACTGAACAAAAACATATTCAATTTGAGCGATACACCGAGTTTGTGGATGCCGTCACCTCCGATGCCTCCAAAGACTTTGTTGCTCTTGCCGACCGCATGGTCGAACTTGATGAAAAAGGTGCTAACATTGAGCGTCTCCTGACATCTGCCGTTGGTATCAATGCCGAAGGTGGTGAGTTTATGGAGATTGTCAAGAAGATGATTTTCCAAGGTAAACCTTGGAATGAAGATAATCGTGAGCACCTGATTATTGAATTGGGAGATGTGATGTGGTATGTTGCTCAAGCATGTATGGCACTCGAAGTTTCTTTTGATGATGTAATCGCAGGTAATGTTAAGAAACTGGGTAAGCGTTATCCAGAAGGCACTTTTGATATTTACTTCTCCGAAAATCGTGCTGCCGATGATCGCTAATTAATGCCAAAAAAATCAAACGAAGATCTCCATCCATTTCCTACATTTCCATATCGTTTAGAATATATGGATGGAAAAGATAAACGAGTTTGTCACTTCCAAACAGAAGATCATAGAACCAAACACATTAAACGATATGGATTGCGAAAAAACAAATACACTATTAATGATGCCATATGACTAAAAGAGAATTTACTGGTAAAGGTGGTGAAGTATGGACTTGGGAAGAAACTCCTGAAACCATCGAAGCACTGAAACGATTGCACGAAACCGTTCAAACAAATGCCACCAGTCGTCTTCATGAAGATATGCGTCGATTGAAGGCACAAGATGATAAAATGAACTATGATACTAGCGGAAAATGAAACCAATTACAGTTGAAGAATACAAAGAAGTAGGCGAAGAGTTCTGGCGTAAATATGATTACGTTTCGCAGAATATTGGTGAAGGTGCAAAACCAGAAGATATTCTTAAAGTTATGGAATCACTCGCAGCTCTTGTAATGAAAAAGCGAGTTGATGATAAACTTGCACCATTTGGATTTAATAAAAAAACTGAAAATGAATGAACCTGAAATTGTAATGTATGATGATTGCTTCTTTATTGAAGAGCGATTTGGTCTTTGGATTAGCGTTTCGAAAGATAGCAGACCACTAATAACATCTCTCACAAAAGAAGAATGTATTCATATGACTCGATTTTATTTAAAAGGAGAGCAAGAAGGATGGAATGAAGAAAGTAATCGTGTTATGAATGATGGTGTTGTTGGCGGCAAACTTTGATGCCGTCTTTTCTGGGGAATTAGTTAAACGGTATAACGGGTGCTTTGCAAGCACTTATTAGGAGTTCGATTCTCCTATTCTCCATATGCTCAAGTGGCGGAATGGTATACGCAGCAGACTTAGAATCTGCCGTCGCAAGACTTGAAGGTTCAAATCCTTTCTTGAGCACTAAATAAAAATAAAAATATGGCTACCATATCTGCAGATAGGGATTGGAATAAGTATGTGAAGAATAATCCTTCATCTAGTAATATAAAATATCCTATTGAAAATAATATAATTAATGAACCTGTATACACTAATACAAGGTTTAATAATATTTTAACTTATGTAAGTAATGGAAATTTTGTTAATATTGTATCCAAACAATTTTTTTTGGAAGGTAGAAGTAAATATGCAAATGTTAGAATAAATGGTATAACTGGATATCTTAGGGCAACTGCAATTCGAAAACCTACAGGATTAAATCCATCCTATGCTGTAGAAAAAAGAGTTTTGGATATGACAAATAATGAAATTCAAAATTTATGTGAACGTGCTGGTATTGGTAGAAATAATAGAGAAGGAATTGATATTTTATCTCCAGATGGAAGATTGATATCAGGAGTTACAAAATTGGAAAAAGTTGATGGTAGAATACATGGTAAAGAACCTAAATCTGATTTTGTTTTTAAAAATAGTGCAAATAATTCTTTATTTTTTATATCCCATAAAACTGGTAGTGGTGCGGGCGCCTTTAGACAGTATGGTGGAATTTCTGAGAAAGCAGGATCTTCTGAATTTCCAACTAAGATTTATGAGAATATTGAGGTTCAATCATTTTTGAATAGACTATATCAACTATATTCTGATGCTACGAGTGGTCAATCTCAAATTGCAAACAATCCATTTGATAGCAAAGGATCTTTAAAAAGGTCTGTTCATTCCTTTGTAAATAATCCAAATCTTGTTAATATGTCTGTTTATGGTGCTGACTATGGTGGTTCTCGAAGTTTAAATAATGTAGATATAATAGGTCAAGGTAGTTTTATTTTTAGACCATTTACTAGTGGTAGTGAAGATGTAATTTACAATTTATCATTTAGTGGTGGTTACCATATAAATGGAGATATTAGTAAATTTATTAATGATGGAAGTGGATATAGAGCAGTTTTATTAGCAGTATCAGATAATAGATCTACAAAAACTCCAAGTGGATCTATACCATTAGTTAGAACTGGAATATATCCAAAAGCATTCAGATCCGGATCTATCGATATATATACACTTATTTAAAATGAAAATAGAAGAATTAGTTGCAGATTTAATATCCGATTTTAATGGATCGTATAAAGATTTTATTGCTTATGTTTATAAAGTCTTCACAAAAAAAATAGATTTTGTAAGCAACAAAACTATCAAGGATAAATATATAAAGATAAGAAAGAGTATTCTGCATTATATCATTGCAAATGAAGCAACAATAACTGCAGAATTGCGTAAAAAAAAAAAAATAAATAATGAAAAATTTTTCCCAATTTATAAAAGAAATTCAATCTCCAGCAGAGAAAGCTAGAAGCTTGAATCTTGTGAGTGATAAGCATGGTGGATGGTATGACCGTAAAGGTGAATTTACTGCAAAAACAAAAGAAGGTAAATTAGTATTTTATAATAAAAGACAGATACCAGGAAGACAAGATCCTTATCAAAGTCAAAAAGAAAAAACAATTGCTTCTCCTGGATACAATGATCCTCGTTTAAAAGCACAAGCTGCAATTAGAAATAGAGAAAAGGCATATGAAGAAAAGGAATTGAGGGAAAAATATATCAAAGAAGAAATTTTTAATGTTGATGATTGGGTAAAGAGTCTTGTCACGGAAAAAGTTGGTAAGATTATTCGTAGAGGAACAAATCATCTTATTTGTGTTACTGAAGATGGTGAAATGTTTAAATCTTGGATTAAAGATTTGGTTGAGTATACTGAAGTTAAAATGGATCGACTTTATAGACTTCCTGGAAAACCAAATACACTTATTGGAACAACCGGATATCGTAAAAATGCAGAACAATCACTTAATTTCATAAATAAGTATAGAAAAAAAGTAGAAACAAAAAGTCTCTCATGAAAAAGAATATTGTTGAAGAGCTTCCAGTAAGAAAACATCCTATGGGTGCTGGTGAATCTAAACCTGCACCGAAATCTAATCAAACAGAGAGATCATCTGATCCGGCTAAGAAAGTGAAACAAGCTGTATACGATATTCGTTATCGTGCAAGAAGAGAAGATATTCCCCTACGTCAGGCGTATTCTCAATATATGCAGAATACGAGTATGAGTCAGCAAGAAAGAGATGCAGTAAAGCAAATGCTTTTTGGAAAATCTGGAATGCAAGAGGACTATAAAATCGAAGAATCGGCACATACAAGTGTTGCTGAAGCTCTTTATAAAGTGTTTGTTGAAGGTATCGAAAAAGATATTACTTTGGTTTATGAAGAAAAAATGAAATCTTCTTCTGATAGAAAATATAAAGTAAGAGTAACAGATAAAAATGGTAAATCTTATGTAAGATATGCAACTCGTGAAAAAATTAGTCAACTTCGCCAAAATCCAAATATTGCAGAAGTTGAAATGACTGAGCATGGTGATCCATATGAAGGTAGAAAAAAGAAAAAAGGTGATGGAAATTTAGCAAATAATTATCCACCTTATGATAGAGTAACTCGTGGAGATGTTATTGCTGGCGCAAAAGGTGAGGATCAAATGGGTGGTAAGATTAAAGAGTCTTATGGTATTACTAATCAAGTTCCAATTGATGTAATGAAGAAAAATAAGACAAATAAAGTTACTATGATGCCATCTGAGCCTAATGGAAAGAGTAAAAAGTTGATGAATAGTTATCGACCAAATACTCCTTTTATTATTGAAAAGGCGGAAAGTCGAGCGCAGCAAAAATTTATGGGTATGGTTTATGCTGCTAAGACAGGAAAAAAGCCCGCCTCACCAGAAGTTGCAAAAGCAGCAAAAGGTATGAGTGAAAAAGAAGCAAAAAAGTATGCTTCCACAAAACATAAAGGTCTTCCTGAGAAAAAAATGAATGAAGAAATGGGTGAACGTGATAAAAGAGCAGATTATGCGTATAGAGAGATGATTAAAAATAAACTGAGAGCAGGAATGGGTATTAAAAATCCAATGGTAATGAGCAATCCTGAAAATCTTGAAAAAGATTTTAATAAAGTTGCAACTGCAAAATCTGTAAAGTCTGCATGTGACTAAATTGCTGATATATAGTATTGAGTTTTCATCACTATCATGCTCGCATTTCTTCTTCCGTTAGCATCAAAAATTATTTCCGATGCTGTTTCTAAAATTCCTGAAAATGAGGAACTTGGAGAAAAACTGATTGATATTTGTTTAGTTATTCTTGGTAAAGCAGTAAAACTGACTAAAACAGATATGGATGACCAACTTTTAGAGGTTGTTACAAAAGCAATCAAAGCAAGAGAAGAGTGATAATTGGAGACCTTAGGGTCTCCTTTTTTTATAAATATCTGTATAAAAGATTATAAGGTAAGGAAACATGGCTCTCTGGGGCAATACAGACTTAGTATATTCTGATGGAACTGTTCAAGTAAATTTAACGACTCCAGAAATAACTGGCACTACAGGTGTAGTTAGTTTTACTGCAAATGGAGTTGCTGCTGGTAATGTAATTACTGTCGGAGCCGGAGCAACTTATGGATATGCTATTATCACTGGCGTAACTTCTACAACACTTTCTATTGCTAGCACTGCTGGATTTGTAAGTGGTCTTACAACAGTTCCAGCAACTACATATGAGATTTCTGAAGAACCACTTTACACCGTTCTTGATTCCCATTATAGAGCACCTGAGGCAAAAACATCAGGATTCTCAACTAATCCAGTAACAACATCTGTATATGGTGTTGATTATCTTGAGGTTGGTGTAGCAGCAACTACTAGTTATGCTGTTGGTCACTCTGGATGGGTTGGTATTACTTCATATGTTGATATGCATGGAAACCTGAGAGTTAAGCATGAAGTTTTAGTTGCTGGCGGAATCCTAACAACATCTGACAGTGCTGACGAAGATTTAATTTGATAATATAAAGTATGAGATTTGATGAGTTGAATGAGAATAATTATTTGTTATTCGCGATAAAATTTTATGACAATCCTCAAGCTCTGACTATGGAGGATTTTGAAAATGATTTGAAGAGAATACGATACATAAAAAGATTATTAAAGAGATATAAGAGCAATGGTGAACTTAAAGTTCACTTAATTCTCAATCACTTAATAATTATGTTTAATGTTTTCAGTGATGCAGCAGTTCCTTTGTTATTTTATAATTTGGAAAAGGAACTATGGCCATCTATGAAAAGTTTTTTGTTATTTTTGAATCGTATCCCTGAATATCCAAAAACTCAAATACATGATATTCAACAAGATGAAGAATGCTTTAAAAAATTGCAAGAGATCTGATGAATATTCAAAAGATTATAGGTATTGTTAAAAAACTTAGAGAAGAAGCAATAGCAAATACAGTTGGTGGTGGACATATTGCAGGAACTGCTGAAGCTGGTGATGATCCGCCGGTTAGAAGAAGAAAGAAAACACCAAAAGGTCATGTTGGATCAAGAGTTCCTTGGTTACAGTATTTAAGAAATAAGTAAAATGTTTTCAGATTCAAAGGTTGCTGTATTAGAATCGAAACTTGGTATCTATGAAGACTTGTCACGAGAAATGCTTGCCAAGTTAGAAACTGCAGTAGAAAAGATATCAGAAGGAAATAACCGTATTGCTCAGATTCTCACTAAGCATGATGAGAGAATTGAGCAGAGTATGAAGACTGATTCTCTCATTATCAAAATGATTGATGAGTTAAAGGAAGATAGCGAGAACGATCATAAGATTTTGCATGAAAGAATAGATAAGATAGAAACAGAAATAAAGGCATTCTCAAAGTTTCGTTGGCAGGTCGGTGGAGTCTTGGTAGTTGTAGCACTTTTCATTAGTGCCGGTACTATTCTTCCACTTTCCTTGACCCAACAGGCACCACAGGTTATAATGGAGAGACGATAGTATTGTCTCTGCAATGGATCTAGTTGACTCCAAGTATATTGGTCTGATTTCTTCACGCCTACAAAAGTTCAAAAAGGTCAAAACAGATCTCTATAACTTTCGGTGTCCTATTTGCGGAGATTCGCAAAAGAACAAAAATAAGACAAGGGGATATCTCTACCAGGTCAAAAATAACACAAACTTTAAGTGCCATAATTGTGGCGCGAGTATGTCATTGAATAATTTTCTCAAGCAGATGGATACCACGCTGCATAAGCAGTATACACTTGAGAAGTTCAAGGAAGGGCACACCGGCAAAAACTTTGTGGTTGAAGAACCAAAGTTTGATTTTAAGAAACCTGTATTCAAACAATCTATTGATCTTCCAAAGGCATCAAGTAATTCTGTTGCGAAGAAATATCTTGAAAATAGGAAATTAGACCCAGATAAGTTTTACTATACTGAACAATTTAAGAGATGGGTAAATACTCAAAAAAAGACATTTGATGTTATTAATAGAGATGAACCACGTATCATCATTCCGATGTATGATGAAGATAAAAATTTGATTGGATTTCAAGGGAGAGCACTGGATAAGTCTCCTAATAAATATATCACCATTATGATTCAAGAGGAGGCACCAAAAATATATGGAATGGAAAAAATTAATAGAGACTTACCTATCTACTTGGTCGAAGGACCCTTTGACAGCACTTTCATCACTAATAGTGTGGCTTTGTGTGGCAGTGACGGTGACGTTCGTTGTCTTGAAGGAAGCAGTATTGTTTTTGTTTATGATAACGAGCCCCGCAATCGAGAGATTGTTGGAAGGATTGAGAGATGTATCGAACGAAATGAAAGCGTCGTCATCTGGCCAAGCACCGTAAAAGAAAAAGACATAAACGATATGGTTCTTGCTGGTCATAATGTCAAATCTATGCTAGAATCAAATACCTACTCTGGATTGGAAGCAAAGGTCAAATTTAACAATTGGAAAAAGATATGACAAACGGAACAAAAGTTGTCAAGAGAAATGGGTCTATTGAACCTCTTGATTTGAACAAACTTCACAAAATGGTTGATGAGGCATGTAAAGACCTTGCCGGGGTCTCTGCAAGTCAGGTCGAAATTCAATCAGGTATTCAATTTTACGATGGCATTACGACAGCAGAAATTCAAGAAATTCTAATTCGTTCTGCAAGTGATTTAATTGATCTTAATCATCCTAACTATCAGTTTGTGGCAGCAAGACTTCTTCTGTTTGCTCTTCGTAAACAGTTGTATGGTCGTATGCATGAAACACCTACGGTAAAACAGCATATAGACCAATGCATCAAAAAAGGTGTTTATGATGCAGAAATTGCGAACCTTTATACTGATGAAGAGTTTGATAAACTCCAATCATTCATTGATCATGATCGTGACTTTTTGTTTACATATGCTGGATTGAGACAGGTTGTAGATAAATATCTCGTGCAAGATAGAAGTAGTGGTGCTCTTTATGAAACACCACAGTTCATGTATCTTCTGATTGCAGCAACTATCTTTTCGAAGTATCCTAAAGAGATCCGTCTCGATTATGTAAGGAAGTATTATGACGCAATCTCGAAACACCGAATCAACATTCCCACACCTATCATGGCAGGAGTGCGAACTCCACTTAGACAATACGCTAGCTGTGTTCTTGTTGATGTTGATGACTCCCTCGATTCTATCTTTAGCTCTGATATGGCTATTGGCAGATACGTTGCACAAAGGGCGGGCATCGGTATCAACGCAGGCAGAATCCGTGGCATCAACAGTAAAATCAGAGGCGGAGAAGTGCAGCACACAGGTGTTGTTCCATTTCTCAAGAAGTTTGAAGCAACTGTCAGATGTTGCACGCAAAATGGCATCAGAGGTGGATCAGCAACTGTCCACTTCCCCATCTGGCACCAAGAAATAGAAGACATTATTGTTCTCAAAAACAATAAAGGAACAGAAGACAATCGAGTAAGAAAACTTGACTACTCCATTCAAATTTCAAAACTTTTCTATGAGCGTTTCATCCAGAATGGAGAGATTAGCCTGTTCTCACCGCATGATGTTCCAGGACTCTATGATGCTTTTGGTACTGATTCATTTGATGATCTCTATGTGGGCTATGAACAAAATGAGTCTGTTCCAAGAAAAACTATCGGTGCTCAAGAACTTTTTCTTAACATCTTAAAAGAAAGAGCAGAAACTGGTCGTCTCTATATCATGAATATCGACCATTGTAACTCTCACTCTTCCTTTATGGATAAAGTTGAAATGAGCAATCTGTGCCAGGAGATTACACTTCCAACTAAACCAATCAAACACATTGATGATGAAGATGGGGAAATTGCTCTGTGTATCCTTTCTGCTATTAATATTGGTAAAATCAGGTCTTTGGAGGATCTTGAAGTTCTTTGCGATCTTGCTGTTAGGAGTCTTGATGAACTCATTGATTTTCAACAATATCCAGTCAGATCAGCAGAGATTGCCACTAAAGCACGTCGTTCCCTTGGAATAGGGTATATTGGTCTCGCACATTATCTTGCCAAGCACGGGTGGTTCTATGACGATCCTAATGCTTGGAAACTGATTCATGATCTTTCAGAGGCATTCCAATATTATCTGATTCGTGCTACAGTAAATCTTGCCAAAGAAAAAGGAGCATGTGAATTCAGTCATCGCACCAAGTATGGGCACGGAATTCTGCCGATTGATACATACAAGAAGGATGTAGATGAGATCGTACCAAATGAGCTTCATTATGATTGGGACGGTCTTAGAGAGGATGTCAAGAAGTACGGAGTACGGAACTCAACATTGTCCGCACAAATGCCTTCAGAGAGCAGTTCCGTTGTGTCAAACGCAACAAATGGAATCGAACCACCTCGTGCTTTCTTGTCCGTTAAGAAGTCAAAGAAAGGAACACTCAAACAGATTGTTCCACAATATAGCACTCTTAAAAGCAATTATACGCTTCTTTGGGATATGGAGTCCAATCGTGGTTATATTAATGTTGTTGCTGTAATGCAAAAGTTTTTTGATCAAGCTATTTCTGGTAATTGGAACTATAATCCTTTTAAGTTTCCTGACAATGAGATTCCTATTTCTTTATGGGCACAAGACCTTTTGACTACATATAAGTACGGTTGGAAAACCAGTTATTATCAAAATACATACGACAACAAAAACGACGAACTTGAAGAGACAAATTCAACACTAGATAATTTAATTTCTGAAATCGAAAATACAGCGGAGGAAGAGTGTGAGTCTTGTAAGATTTAAGACAAATAAAGAAGAAAAACCCATGGTAAATTCCATGACAGTATTTAATTCTGAAGAAATTGATACCAAAAAGCAACCCATGTTTTTTGGAAAACCTCTGGGAATCCAAAGATATGATTCATACAAATATCCAGTATTTGAAAAAATTACTACACAACAACTAGGATACTTTTGGAGACCCGAGGAGGTCTCCCTCCAAAAAGATCGTGGCGATTACCATACACTGCGCCCTGAACAGAAGCATATTTTTACCAGCAATTTGAAGTATCAAGTTATGCTGGATTCTGTTCAGGGTCGTGGTCCTGGTATGGCATTTGCTCCATACTGCTCTTTACCTGAACTAGAGGCATGTATGAAGGTCTGGGAGTTCATGGAAATGATTCACAGTCGTTCTTACACATATATCATTAAGAATGTATATTCAGACCCATCTGAGATTTTTGACACGATTCTTCGCGATGATCGTATCGTCGAACGTGCAATGAGTGTAACTTCTGCATATAATGACTTTATTAATTCTGCTCAACAATATGGAAATTCTGATGAATGGTTACATGCATTAGAACAAGTTCCTTATGCACAAGAGGCAAGATATGAACTCAAGCGCAAGCTCTATCGAGCAGTTGCAAACGTTAATATTCTTGAAGGTATTCGCTTTTACGTATCCTTTGCTTGCAGTTTTGCTTTTGGCGAACTCAAACTTATGGAGGGAAGTGCAAAAATCATCTCACTAATTGCTAGAGATGAAAATCAACATTTAGTAATTACTCAAAATATTCTAAATAAGTGGAAAGAGGGTGATGATCCTGAGATGAAAAAAATTTCTCAGGAAGAAGAACCTTGGTTAATCCGAACTTTTGATAGTGCCGTAAATCAAGAAAAACTTTGGGCAGAGTATTTGTTCAAGGATGGATCTATGATTGGATTAAATGACAAACTGTTACATCAGTATGTCGAATGGATTGCTAATCGTAGAATGAAAGCAATTGGAATCAAACCAATTTATGGAATTTCTGCAAAAAATAATCCATTACCTTGGACAGAGCATTGGATCTCTTCTAAAGGTCTTCAAGTGGCACCTCAAGAAACCGAAGTCGAGTCTTACATCGTTGGAGGAATTAAACAAGATGTCACAAAAGATTCATTCTCAGGATTCCAACTTTGAGGAAACTTGGAGAAAAATGGATGAGATTGATCCACTAACTCCCAAAGTTTCTGAATGCAAAGGAAACTGTAAGTGTAACTGTCTAAAAACTGAAGATGCCATAAAAATATATCAAGAAGCAGCTGCTGCCGATGATTTTATTTTTGGAGATTATGATTATACTAAAGAATGGATAAATGATTTCAACAAGGAGGGGTAATACCCTCCTTTTTTTATATAAATACCTAAAAAGTGTATATCGATAATGAAGAGTTTTAAGGAGTTTCTTAATGAAGATGCAGTAAAGGCTGCTGAAGCTTGGAGAAAGTGGATGGCAGAGAATCCTCAAGATTTTAAGAAGGGAGGAAGATTTTACGAGAAAGGTGGCACCGAAAAAACATCTGCTGCTGCTAAAAATTTTATGAAAACTTATATGAAAACTGGCAGACCACCAGAAGGATTTGAATTTAAAACTACAAAAGTTTCTGGATCAGATGTTGGGTTTGGTGGTAAAACAAAAAAAGAACCACCTAAAGCACAACCAGAACCACCTAAAGCACAACCAGAACAACCTAAAGCGCAAACTAGAGCACAACAACCAGAACAACCTAAAGCACAACCTAAAGCACAACCTAAAGCACAACCTAAAGCACAACCTAAAGCACAACCAGAACAACCTAAAGCGCAAACTAGAGCACAACAACCATCACCTAAAGTACGACCAAAACTTAGATCTAGACTTGGAAGAGTCGGTAATTTAGCACTTTCCGGTTTAAGTGCTGTAGATGCAATTGATTCTGCATCGAGAGGTGAATATGGTGATGCCCTTACCAGTGGATTACTTGCTGCACAAGGATCTAGAAGGTTGTCACGAGCAGCTCCAAGAGCAGGTAGAACTGCCGTTCAAAAAATTGCTACTAGATTAGGAAGACCTGTCTTAGGAAAAGCTGCTGCTCGATTTGTTCCTGGACTTAGCACTGCTTATGGTATTGCTAGAGGAACACAAGCTGCAATGAGAGGTGATCAACTTGGTGCTGCATTGGGTTATGGATCTGCAATTCCTGTTGTTGGTGGAGCATTTGCTGCTGCCGATATAGCCAGAGATGTAATGCCACAGAAATGGAAAAATAAAATTGCAAGTTCAATTGGATATAGAAAAACTTCAGATGCTGCTGCTCAAACAAAAAAAGATATTGAAAAATTAAAAAATAGGCCGCGAACTTCACCAAAACAAATGTTGAGTACAATGGACACTAGATCATCAAGGAATGTGGCATCAAAACTTGGCACTTATGGTGCCACACAAGGATCTGCTATTGTAGGAACTGGTGGTAAAACTACTTTTGATACTAAGAATAACAAAATTACAACAGGTGGAAAAACTGCTAGTCTTCCTAGTACACAAATTCTTCCTGGTGGTAGAGTTGGCGATCTTGCTTATAGAAATGGAAAACCAGTATATCTTGCAAGAGCTTCTGTTGCCTCCAGAAATAACAATTTGTTTGCTAGATTATCAAGAGCAACTGGTATAGGTGGTCAGAGACAAAGAGATGCTGCTGCTGCTCAAAGAGAAAGAAATCAAGCAATTTCAAATACTCAAAAATATAGAAGAGATCTCGGAATAAGTGGAAGTGGTGCGTCATATAATCCACCTAAAACAGGTCAGTCTGCTAGATCTGCGCAAGCATATGCGGCATCAAAAGGTAAATATTATTCTAGCACTACTGGAAAAACATATGCGAATTATGCTGCGGCGTTAAAAGACCCTGCAGTTAGAAAAGCTACTTCAAAAACATAATTTTTGATAAATAAATATACGACAACAGTGTATAAGAAAATGAGTATTAGAGGTCTTAAAGAAGCATATCAAGAAGTTTATCTTAACGAATCTATAGAAAATCTTGCTATTGCTTTAATTGAAGAAGGATATGATTTAGATCAAATCACTGAGCAAGATTTTTATAATATTTGTGAGGAAAATGGTTTCATTTGTGAAGGTGGTAAAGCTAAAGCATTGTTGGATTTATTGAGAAGTCCTGCAGCTCGAAGAGTATACGGAAAAGCTTATAGAGGTCTTGTAAAACCTGTGGTGGGTGGTGCTAAACGACCTTTAAAAGCAGCACTTGGAGTGCTTGGTGCAACCGCCGCAACTAAGTATGGATTAATTCCAGCAGTCAAATACGCTGGCGGCGAATTAAAAAAAGGTTTGAAATCGGCAGATGATGCTTTAGGTGGTAATATTCAGAAAATGATGAAGGGAGGAGATAGTAACCAATCCAAACCCGTTAAGAAGAAGGAAGAAGAAGACAAAGATGCCTGGATGAATAAGTATCTCACTCAAGGAGATTCTGAAGATATGTTCGATCTAGTAAAAAATCATTTGCTAGACGAAGGTTATGCAGACACCGAAAATGCAGCAATTGTTATTATGTCTAATATGAGTGAAGAGTGGAGAAAGAGTATTCTTGAAGGTTCTATTGCAGATAGAGCAAGAAAAGTTGTTGATGCCCAGAGACAAGGTTTTCATGGTGATGCTGATGAAATGAAGCGAGATATGGATGCAATCAATTTAAATCTTCTTAGATTGAGACCTTATGGTGTTAAAGGATTTCCTTCGGTTAAAAAGAATGAACGCAAGAAGACTACTAATGCTTAAAACCTTCTATAAACTAAAGGGAGTCTGATAATGCTAAACGAGCAAAGGAAGTTTGATTATGCTAGGGAAAATAATGTTCCTGGTATAAATTTTAGAAATAAAGAAGGCAACCTTGTATGGCGAAAACTTGATGCTGAATTGAAAGCAGATTTAAAAAGACAAGGTTATAACTGGAGAGAATTGGAAAAATCTTATCTTAGAAGACGCGGACAAAAGCAAGTTGAAAAAGATGTGGATGATGTGGCAGCAGCAAAGGCAGCAGCAGAAGAACAAAAACCAGAACAACCTAAAGAACAACCTAAAGAACAACCTAAAGAACAACCTAAAGAACAACCTAAAGAACAACCTAAAGAACAACCTAAAGAACAACCTAAAGAACAACCTAAAGAACAAAAACCAAAACAA